TTTTAATTAAAAATGATACCATTTCTCAAATCGGATTATCTGGGGAATTGGATTGGAGTCGTTCAGATATGATTTATTCTGAAGTCTTAACAAAACAAGCAAATTATATAGTTGAAACAATAAAGATTGATACTGATAAGAAAGACGATAATGGAAATGTAATTACAGAGACCAATGATATAAAAACAGACGTTATGATTGCGGAGTTTAGATTACCAGATATACGTGAAGAATTGGATGCACTCAAAAAAGAAAATGAAACCATTAAACAGAGCTTAGGTACTATCCTTATTAGTAATTTAGAAAGAGGTGTTTAATATGTTTGAGATGCTTTTATGGCTTTTTGATTGCGGCAGAGGTAAACTAACCAATGTCGGGTTGGGCAATGCGGTTATTAATGGCTGGATTACAGATGCCCAAAAGAAAGAAATAATGACAACGAAAAAATGATTAATAATAGAGGACGACGACCAAATCTAATGTCGTCCTCTATTACCCTATGTATTTATCGCTTGCTTGCTGTACTGTAGTTCTGCTTATAGAAGCATAGCATAACCTTGTGGTATCAAGTTTTGTATGGCCTAATTTTTCAGCAACTAGTTCAAGTGGAGCGCCTTTATTAATCATATCAGTGCCAACAGTACGACGGAAAACGTGAGGCGTAATCGCTATATTTGCAATACTTTCGTCTCTTGCCTTGATTCTTTTTAACATAGTTCTAACTGAATTAGGAGTTATTCTAGCATATGGCTTTTTAGAAATTACGAATAAGGCGGGGTTATTATCCATACGCGTATCTAAGTATTTTTCAATATGAAGTTTTGTAGATGCATTAAAATATACTTCTCTTTCCTTCCTGCCCTTTCCATAAACTATTGCAGACATATTTTGAAAATTTATGTCAGATACATTAAGAGAGCAAAGCTCACTGATTCTAACACCCGTGCTGTAAAGCATTTCGCATATTGCATATTCTTTTTCGTTTTTACAAGCACATTTTATCTCCTCTCTTTGATAAGCATTTATTGTTGTGCCGATCTTATGTTCAACTTTTGTTTCATGAAGCTTTTTCCCAGGATTTGAACTTATATAATCTTCTTCATATAAAAAGGAAAAAAACGATCTAACAATTATCAACTTTGCATTATATGTTCTATCCTTCCACTTCTTTCTTATTTTCCCATAAGCAAGAAAGTTCTGGAGGTCAACAAATGATATATCTTGTATGGATTTGTCAACGAACAGGAAAAAATTTTTAAGTTCTCCGCCGTAGTTTATTATGCTACTGTCTGTACAGCCACGCAGTTTCATACTTAACAGAAATTGTTGTATATAAAATGCTGTCTTATCTATATTGTTTGATACTGCCGTTCCAGTAGAATCATTTTTATAAATTGAATACTCAGAAAGATGCATTTCCAATACCATCTTTATTTTTGACAATTCGTTTTGTTGAGCGTTATCTTTTTCTAGTGTAATTAGTATTTCGTTGACTAAGTTATGTATATCAACTGCGGTTTCAGACAATAGTTTTATTCTCCTTTCTATAATTATATTTTGTACACTAAATAGCAATTTAGGTAACATGCAATTTAATTATAGTGTTGTTTCTTCAAGCTTTAGTTTCAACAATTTAATATCTTCGGGGTTGTATGCCATAACAATAACTACAGGAACAAATGCTCCTGCAGCAGCATCTGGATTCTTACTTGTTGTGTCAAATGGAACTAATGGAGTTTTACAATTGTTTTATCCAAACTCAGGATCAACAACATACAGCCGAGTGAGCTGGTTTGGCGCAGGATGGGGAACATGGGTTTCAAAATGATCATTTAACCACGTTTATAAAGTACATCAACTATATAAGTATAAGTTGCTGCCGTTTTTGCAGTTACCGTAACCCCAGCGCTTGTTGGAAAATAAATCAGGGCAGTTGTACTAGAACTATAAGCGATCATTGGTACTCTTGCTATTATTTCTTTTCCAGTGGGGTACCCACTTAATGCGACCATATCAGCTGATCCTGAATAACCCAATGGACTATTTGCATCAGCTGCGGTAACAACAGTGCCAGTAAGTCTAACTTTATCGATTATATCGCTGGTATTTGCTTTGTTACCTAAATTGCTATTTAGCGAACATACGTTCGGTTCTGATTTCAAAAAATATAGAAGCACATTTAGCTTCCATATCTTTTCTACATTTATAAATGTAAGTTGTGAAAAATATTACATTTTCTCAAAATAAGCACATATGTTCGTTTGATGATTAAAAATTAAAACCACATTGTAGTGGTTTGGTTTTAATGTATGCCTAGTCTAAATACTCCAATCACCTTACCTAAAATCTCTATGTGATCCACAATTATCGGCTCCATGGAATCGTTTTCTAGTTGTAGACGATAATAATCATTTTCTTTAAAGAACCGTGTTACTATTGCTGAATCTCCTATTAAGGCGACTATCATGTCTCCGTTTTCTGCGACAGATTCTTCGTTGACGATAATCCTATCTCCATCAAGTATATTAGCGTTAATCATACCATTACCGTTTACTTTTATCAAAAAACTTTCTTTACGATTAATGAGCTCAATTGGTATTGGCAGGTATTCTTCTATGTTTTGCGTAGCGTATAATGATTGCCCAGCGGATACAGTTCTCAAAACAGGCACATTTACTATCTCTTTTTGCTCAAGAGCAAAGCAATCATCGACAATTTTAATGCCTCTTGGTCTATCGGGATCACGCTTTATATATCCTAATTCTTCGATTTTAGAAAGATGAAATCCAACTGATGAACTTGATTTTAAATTAACTGCTTTTGCTATTTCTCTCATGGACGGCGGATAACCTTTTGTTTCAACCTCCTGCTTAATATAATTATATATTTGTAGCTGCTTTTTAGCTAGTTTCTGTCTTCTCATGACTTCTCCACCTTTCTAGTACACATTATAACATATATACGGACGAGTTGCAAATATACGTTTTTGTTAAGAAAAATACCGAAGCCCACGTTAGTGAACTCCGGTTTATATATATATTTATTTTTTGGTTGCTTCAATCATTGCTTTCATATCTTCTACTGATATCTGCTTTTCCTCTAGTATTTGTGACAGTTCTTTTAATTCTTCTATTTTAATGTTCTCTTGTATTTCTTTTTTCTTTGTCTTTAAATCCGACAGTATTCCGTTATATCTATTTATGGATTCTTCTACTTCATACAGTTCTTCTTTGAGTTTTTCTACGGGTGTTTTACGGATTCCTCTTGCCATTTTATTATCTCCTTTTCGCGAAATAATTGGAATTATTTACTACTATTTCATTATAACACAATTTATAAATTTGTATACTATAAAAGAAATACATATATAAGCTCACTTAATTAAAGGGTTTAAGTGAAGTGTGTTTATATATACATTTCTTTGAATTATAAAAATCTTGAAAACAGAAACGTCCCGTAATTGAAAACAGATGCGGATGAAGTGTCATAATCTCCTTATTTTAATAGGGTTTAATCAATAAGCGCGCGTTCGAGCCCCTCTTCCCCTGCTTTTCCTATGCCTTAAAATCCTTTGACTTACTGGGGTTTTGAGGCTTTTATTATTTTCAACTTGAAAACGGTTGAAAACAGCCACAATATCTTAGAAAGCATTCTTAATCATTGCAAGAGTTTCGTCTTTTGGAAGTGGATTATAGATGTATCCAAGCGTAGTCTGAGCGTCAGTATGTCCTAGCAAAGTCCTTATTTCATCAGTAGGAACACCACTTGCATCTAATTTACTAGCAAAAGTTTTTCTTATCTTGTGCGTTGATTTATTTGATATGTTAGCTTTTTTACAAGCCCACCTTAAAGCGTTGCTGATATTATTTGTATTTAGGTGTTTACCATCTCTGATGAATATATAATCACTTTTCGCACGTTCTTGCCTATGTTTTGATATAATCTTTTCTAATATATCAATAGACTTTGGTATTAAAGGAATATATCTGCTAGTGTATGTCTTTGTGTGATCTTCAATTTTCCACTCATAATTTACGCTTTTGTCCGATTGTATAGTTCTAATGCAAACCTCTTCTCTTTCAACGGCGAAATATAATGATTCAAAACTAACGTCACTTTCTTTTAGTGCAACCAATTCTCCTACGCGTAAGCCACAGTACAAATTAAATATTATAGCCATATAAGCTTCGTTATTTGTGATGTCATACATCTCATAGCATGTGTAGATTAATTTATCTATATCACCTCCGACAAATACCTGCGTATCTGGAGCTCTTTTTGATACTTGTCGATACTTTACGGATATCCTAATTCCCGCCCAAGGATTTAATTTTATTAATCCACTTCTAAATGTATAATCCCAAATACCACCGATTATTACCTTTACATTCTGCCATTCTTTTCGAGTCATATTGTGATTCTTTATAAGACTATTTGCCCATGATTCTAATTGAATAGTATTTAATTCTCTCATGTTACTTTTACATATCTCACTATCAATACAATAACGTTTCCAGTGGTTCACATGCCTATATATGGTGTTTTCAGAATTGGTAATAGATCTCTTGTATGGCAACCACTTTTCAAACATATCATTCATTGTCAAGACGTTTCCGTCTTCAATTATTCCATAAAATTTAGCTAGTTTTTTATATAGATCCTCTTCAGTTTGAGCCTTGACTAATCTCCTTCCAGTTTTTTTAGTATCGTCTGCAACATACGTCTGCCATCTCTGATCTTTTATAAGTGCAGATGGCGCAGTAATAGTGTAGGTATGAATCTCTTTCACTTTATCTATCATTTTCATATTTACATTTCTTGACACTTCATCCAAGTTAATCATACCATTATTTATAGCATATTTCAATAATTCTTCCTGAGTCAATAATATATATCCCCTTCCAATATTTTACATTTTTAAAATACCGCCCCGAAGGACGGCTTATGTTAATAGCAGTACTGATGCCACTTAGTTTTTAAATACACTCCAGAGCCTTGTTTGCCTTTTGACTGGTAAATTACATATTCAGGAAGAACACTTCCGTTCTCCAATAACCACCGTGCGTTTGACCAATTGTTTTCTGTAGGCTCTCTGTAGTAGTTTTTATCCTTAACACTAGAATACTGCCCATTATCAAATACAACGTCTCTAAGAGTATCTGGGAACGCCTCATGCTGCACTCTATTTAAAGCAACTGATCCAACATATCTTTGTTCTTCATCCGTACAGTATTGTGCTTCTCCAGCGAGAAGATGAGCCATTACGTATAAATCTTCCTGTGTATATGTAATCTCAATATCTGACAAGTATTCTGATTTGATAAACGCGTGATTGTTTTCACAGTCTTCAGCAAAGATCATGCTCCAACCATCTATTTCTAATATTACATCTACTGTTGTATTCAGTAGTGTTTGTCCATATATTTCTGAATTTGTGTTTGGTTCTTTTCTAATATTCACTCCACCACAAGTATATTTCGGTGTCATATCTGTAACGTATGGTAATTCTGATTCAAACTGTGCCGTTTCTACGGTTTTAATATTATCGTTCGCCCATGTTGCCACGGGCATGGTAAGGGTGAGACACGCGGATAACGCGCCCACGGTTAGTAATTTATTCATATTTTCCTCCAAAGTTTATTTTGAAGGATACCGGCATCCTAATCTATAAAATCTCTATGTAATAAACTGTGTCTGCGCAAACACAGGGTTTACTTTTGTTACTGCTTGCCCGTTGAGCCATGACCTCCGCGGTCTTTGTTATTTAATACTTCTACTTCATCAAATTCAATGGGTGGCTGATGTTCCACAATACGAAACTGGCAAATACGGTCATTGACATTAATTACGGTGTCTCTCATTGCTAAAGCACTAAAGAACCATTGATCATTGTCTCCGCAATACGATTCATCGATTATTCCCTTGCTGTTAGACATTGTCACACCAAAATTTTTGAATATACTACTCCTTGGAACGACATGGGCTTCATATCCTTTAGGTAATTCCATTGCAATGCCAAGAGGAATTAATTTGAATTCTCCTGCCTTTAACTCTATTTCTTCCGCAGCCCGTAAATCAATCCAGTCGGATTTACCATCTATGTATCTCAGTCTCTCTATTTCATCTGTAAAGTATTTAATTTTTATGTTCTGTGTTCCTTGTTTAACTGTCATGTTCCGTTAGTCTCCTATAATATTCTTGTTTTCTTCTTTCTATGTCGTTTTTAATCGCTCTCGCTGCCAGTTCATAATACATTGATTTGGTTTCTAAATAAGTACGATAATCACTGTCTAATATGCCTTTGAGCTGAAGTTCAAACTGAAAAATTTCATCTTCAAAAAACTTTACTGCTTCTTCCAAGTTTCACCACCTAATCACAATATAGGATTAATCTCTGTTGTTTAATGGATTCTTGAATATTTATTACGTTTTGATTAGAGCTTCCTTTCCATTTTAGAGACAGGTCTTTCAACTCGTCGACATATCTTCCATCTACCATTACATCACATTTTGAAATAATTTCTGACCGAATATCATTGGATTTCATCTCTGGCATACTGGTATATGGAAGGTGATATCTTATTCCCTCATAATCTTTCAGAAGAAAGAAGTGGCTAAATTCATATCCGCTGTAAAGCCAGATAGTTTTTTCGGGAAATGAAAGTCTGATTTTGTTGACTAAATCTAACACATCTTCGAGGTTTTCTTCATAAAGCGGATCACCTCCAGATAATGTAATGCCAGAAATATAATCCTTTCTTAACTCCGCAAATAATTCTTCTTTGGCATCATTATCAAATCCAACTCCACTCTTAGGATTCCACGTTTGTGGATTCTGGCAGTTTTTACATCCGTGGCTACAGCCTGAGAGCCATAAGACAACTCTCAAACCATCTCCATTATTCATATTATCGTGACTTATATCGTGGTAATTCATCACATACTCACCCTATCTTTTATCTCATCGTTCTTTGGATCATTATATCTGGTTTCTCCATGGACTCTTGTAAATCCAAGATATCCGTTCATTCTATCAATTTTGGTAATCATCTTACTTCCACATTTCGGACAGATATTCATTTCCACCTGCTGATACCCGCAATCCTCACAATAGCACATTGCAAGGTTTACTCCTTCATAGAACCCTTTATCCATCGCTCTTAAAACAAGAGTCTTTATGGCTCCGATATTGTATCCTAAGTTGTATCTGCAATACTGAATCTTACCTCCGTTAAACAAGTTCCAGAATCTTTCTTCCTTATCTTGTTTTTCTATTGGAGACATATCTTCTGATACGTGACAATGAAAACTGTTACTCACATATGCTCTATCAGATACATTTTCAACAACTCCATATAATTTTCTGAATTGTTCCACCTGCAAACCGCACAAACTTTCAGCTGGAGTTCCATAAATTGCATATAATATTCCATCTTCTTTTTTGATACGGTTCACATAGTCATTGATATAATTCATGACTTCCAGTGCGAATTCTCCGTCTTCTCTAATGGATTTGCTATTGTATAACCTTTGTAATTCATTTAGAGCTGTAATTCCGTAGCTTATCGTCATTGGTGCCAGTAGATATTTAATCTTTTCATCGGGTTTTAAATTCCCCCCAAGCAAGCCTCCTTCACAGAACATTATTGGATTTGTGGAAGCTCGTAATTCTCCAATATAATTCATTGTGCGTTTATGCAAATTCCTGATTAATTCAAGATAATAATTAAGTACTTCATAAAAATCTTTTGATTCCTGTCTTGCCTTTGCCAATATCATCGGTAAATTAAGCGATATTGCCCCGCAATTAAATCTCCCTTCAAATACGGGTTTATCATTCTCGTCTGCTGGTTCCATTCCACCTTTTTCATACCAAGGTGATAGAAATGCTCTACACATCTGATCATTGCTGACCACACTGACTATATGTTCTCTCCGGATTGCCTAGATCCATCTACGAGCCGACTGCTTGGAATTGGTGCTTATCTCCAATTCTACACCGCTACACTCATCACGGTTAGTCGATACACACTTCCTGTTAAACAGGTTTGGCACGGTACTCATCTTATCTCACTGAATCTCTTCTAAATAAGACCTATCCGTTAGCAGCTAAACAGCCACACCCTTTAAGCAAGGTTCAATCGGTTTTACATGGGCTAATTTACACTTACCCATAGGCGATACTACTCTTCCATACTTCTTATACATCTCTGAAATATATCCGTCACCAGTCAGAGATAGCCAATCAGGATACATCGTCTTACTACTGCACTCAATTCCCGCTTCAAATACATCATAATTGCAACAACCTTCATTATGAATATTTTTATCAAACAAGAATACGATTTTAGGAAATAGCACTGGGCGCTTAAATCCCTTCTTGCCCTGTCCTTCTTGATGTACTTTTAAAAAGCTAATGGCTGCCATTTTACCAAATTCTCCGGTTGCTAATCCAATGGTCATCGTGACAAAAGGATAATCACCACGGCTTGATCCAACAGTATTGAGTTTATATTCAATGCCCTGCCAACCCTGTTCGAAATCTCGATACACTTTATTTGTGGCATATTTATTTGCTTGATAATGCATTCCATCATCTTCATCTTTTATATACTGCATGTCAAAGTATTCGTTTAAATATTTGTTGTAACTTTTTAATGCATATGGCTCTAAGATCTTATCTACTTCAGGAACCGTAAAACCGCCATATTGTTGGGCGGCGGTACTTAAAATGATATCCCCCATAACATCGAATGCTGTATCAAGATAATTTGGTTCATCATACCATACGTTACCCATCTCAAAACCGCCACGCATTACTTCTCCGACTCTAGCCAAACAGCAGTTAAAAGTATCGAGTCTTGCGCTTCTGTCGTGAATATAGATGTATCCATCTTTTGTCGCTTGTTTTTCGTCATGTGTCAAAAAGAATTTTTTGTACAATTCGCTACTTAATTCGTTATAAATCAAGCTCCTTTTTGTGGCGACTAAAGCAGAATCTGTATTTGCGTTGCTTTTGTCTCCTATGTATCTTATTGCCTGACTCTTTTCATAAACTTTATCCATCATGTGAACAAAGTCTTTTTTGTAATTGCGATATTCCTTATACATTTTTGCGACTAGGGGATAATACTCTTCCAATACAGATTCTACGATGTTGTGCATTTCGTAAATCTCAGCGTCCTCTAAATCACTTTCCACTAATTTATCCCAAACCTCTGAACAAATCAGTTTATAATCCTTTTCGTTTAAATCAATCATTGCCCTACTTGCAGCCTTACTACAGGCATTGATTATCTTTTGTTCGTCATACTCCTCAAGTGTTCCATCTTTCTTAATTACTTGCAATCTGTGCCTCCTTATTTTTTATTATCTATAAGCAAAGTACCTAGCGAGAGTGACGCAATGGCGATTGCGCAGCCATAACCAAACGCCAAGTAACTTATACCCAATAATTTAAATGCTGAAAATGCAATTATCATTAGTGAAATATAATCATATGTACGAAATCTACGATTATTTTTCATCTTTATTCTCCTCTTTTTCTCTATAATGCTTTACTAAATAAATTAAGAAAGATGCCAATATACATACAATTCCCCATTTTGGTATAGCTTTTGATATAATTACCGCAAGCATAAAGTATGTAAGAATTGCAAAATATGTAAGCATTTCTCCAAATGCGTCGATTAACCTTAATAAAATTTTCCTCATAATTCTCCTTTACTTTTTCCAATAGATTCGTCGATCTTTCGGTATTTACTTTTTCTTTGAATTTAATGCTTCAGCCACCTTCTCAGCCGAATCTAAATCGTCAAACACTTTCTTTCCAAAACTAGATGGTGTAAATGTATATGTGTCGTAATCTCTATCCATCTTAAATGTGTATTTTGTTGAGTTATTATTGTGTTTACTTATCTTTTTACACGTTCCATATTTAACTATGTACTTGGGATAGTCATTAACCACACAAAATCTTTTATCCCCTACTTTTATATCTAGGTGATTATAATCCTCTACGATTCTATCATTCCACGCATTCTGAAAATCCGTGTACTCACAATAACCAATATTAAAGTTTAAGCCACATTTACAATCAATGCGATACGGAACTCCTCCACTATCAGGATCATAATATGTAGGTTTCCATTCTTCCTCTCCGCCGTGAGCCTCAACTTCTCTACCGCAAATAGGACATTTCTTTAAATAATCCATTTTCCTCTCCTTTCTTTTTTGCCAATAAAGCAGTCATTTCAGTGGTATTTTACCGTTTATTTTTTATATCTTCTAAATCTTTAATATAAACATATCCATCTAAATCGTCTTGTAGCGTTTTTATCTCCAATCCATCAAACATAGGTATTACCCTATATTCTGGTTTTTCTAAACCCATATTTAATGATTTGTTATATGCTTCAGCGCAATCTATTAATTCGCTAGGAGATAATCCCTTTCCTATTCCGAGATTATTTTTTAAAAATAATATTTTCATTAAAACCCCTTTCTTTTCAAACAGTATTATCTAGCAGTTTGGTATTTCAACAACGCACTCATTTCCAATAAACATATTGTTATCGATGCAATAAGTTGAAATATTTGAAAATTTTAATACCTTGTTGTTCCAATATTCTAATGTTTTGATTTTTGCATCTTTTCTGCTGTCGCACTTTACTATGGTTGGAGGATATGAAACATATTCACTGTTAATCAACGTTAGATAGAACTTCATTTTTAATAACTCCTTTATAAATCAATCATTTCGCGTTTTTTTGCTTTTTGAAGACATTACTCAGTTCATTTTAAGCATGTTATATATAAAATTAATTACATCACTGCAAAATGCATTCAAATCATCGTACCCTCCAGCGTCAAACACTGGAATATTGTAAGCTTTTGCAATTCTAATTGCCTGACCAGTTCCTCCGCTTCCTTTGCCATTTTTAGTCCAGCACAGAACGAAATTAGAAGGCGTTTTTAAATCCCATCCAAACATCTGGTGACTATTTCTTGCCTGTAATTTCTTAGCTCCCTCTTTAAGGTTTTGCCAATATGGGTGATATTCCTTTGCCATATTAAATGCCTCGCTGTCCTTTACGGCTAACGTAGATTTAGAACCATTAAATCCATTCCATGGAACATAAATTTCCTTTGCTCCGCCCACTCTGTCGCAACCACGTTCAAATGCTGCATCTGCTCCATCGGCATGACCAGATCTTAAAATAAATCCTTTATTCGCCAGAGACACTGCCATATTTTCAAACATCTTAATTACGTCGTCTGGTGCTTCTCTTGAACCAATTCCTGCATAATAATAATTCAATTTGTTCCTCCCGTTATTTATTATATTTTCTAAATGAAACTGATTTTTCATGTGCATGGCAATTCTACATCATCAATGTTATATGTCTTCTGATTTTCAACAACTTCATCAAGAATATATTTCTGATTTTTGTAATCAATAATGAATTTGTATGTTTTAGAAGTATCATTTCCTTTAACACAGGTGACGGTTAAATATGCGAGATTGTTGCTAAGTATCAGACGGTCAATGGTAGCATTTTCTAAGTAGTACTCACGTAACTCTTTAAATTCCAAAACGTATTCTTCTTTATTAATGTAGAAATATATTTGTGAAGCATTGATGACGCTTTTAAAATTACAAGTAGGCTCTCCATCTTTTGAATATTTAATTATTCTATTTAAAGTTTCCATTACTGCTATGCTATAATTACTTTTTACAATCAATTCTTTTATTTGATATTCTTTATCCTCTTCAAGTTCCTCTACTCGCCTTTTAAGAGATTCAAATTCTTTTTTAAATCCAAACATTTATTTATTCTCCTTATCCATAATATTCTTCAATATAATCCAGAGCATTTAACATCGCTCCATCGCCTAATTCTATTCTCCAACAAAATTCATAAACCCAACTATGTATAGTGCTTCTTAATTCATCATCGTCTTTACCTTTATATCCCTCGTAGAATCCGATTACAGGCTTCCTAAACAGATACGCCCAGGCCAATTCAACGATGCTGCCAACTGACATTCTGATGTTATCTAGGTTTACCAAAATCACTTTTGACTCTGTAACTTTTTGCAAGCAAAACAGAAGAATTTCAAGATCGGAATTATGGCGACGCTCACTGTAACTATAATAATCATTTGGATTCCAAGCACGAAAATGTTTAGAAAAACTTTTAAACCACGAAACACATTCTTTGCGCCAGTTATTACTGTCTTCAAAGCTGACTTTTTCTGACGCTCCGCACAACCAAACATATTTCAATCTCACTCCTCCTTATGCACATTCATAAATACTAAAGTATTCAACCGAAAACCAATCCTCTTCGCCGTCATCTTTTGTAACCTTTATCAGATCAAATCCATTTGTATCTAGTACTTTGTACTCATTATTTTTAGTTAACCCAAATTCTTCTGATCGACCTCTTGCATATACATATTCTCCAACACATACGAACTGCCGCTCACTCATTTTAGGATCATCAAAGATATTTAAAACAACTCCATTATTCATTTATTAATCCTCCCTATATGCCCCAATATTTTTTCAAACTGTTCTCATTAGAATACGGAATGCATTCTTTTACAAAATCATGACCTCTAGTCGCATCATGATAGACAGACAGCTCAAGTCCATGTTTTTTTTGCTTGATGATTATACTGTAAATATTTCCTTTTATAAGACCAAGAGTATCGTTATCTCCTATGTATGGAGCTAAACAAGTTTTATCTAGTACCATAATTCACCTTCTCTCTATGCCAATGAAAACCATATTCTATCAATCCTGATATGCAATTGCTTCAAGTTTTTCATTCAATTCATCGATTTCAAAATCCAAATACTGTCTAGCTTTTACAAGATCTTCAAGAGTTGACTTTAATACATCTCCCTTTAAATCCTTTTTACCGGCTCTACTTAAATACTTTGCAACATTTCCGGTGTTAAAGTTTAATCCCCATGCCTTAATTACTTTTCTTGCTTCATATGTATTGTCCTCACCGCCATAATGAGACGGGTGATTCGCTGCTTGATATGCATCTTTCATAAAACCAACTTCTGTTTGACTCACTAAATTTCTCCTCTCTGGATATTCTGTGCACTCATGTTCAACATTTTCGATAATAAATGGCTCCTTGGTCGCTGTGCAAACATGTTCATCTGGTTTAGATTTGAAATATCCAAGCTTACAGCCATCACAATCTTTGCATTTCACTGTTATTCACCTCCTAACACCAACTCTTTGAATCTCGGCAACTCTTCGATCCATTCGCAGAATTTACGCCATTCGGGAAGCCGATGCTCTTTCCTCTGATTTCTTATCGTTTTTAATTGCTGATAATTTGTTGTGAATCCAGCCGTAAGTTCAAATCCTGACGGTACATTATATAAAATGCGCAAATACAAATCTTTTGCGAATTCTGTACTTTCATCATCTAAACTGTTATAAACATCGATCATTTCTTGAATAATATCTGTGATTCTGTTGTCAACAAACTCATTACATTGTTCTGCAAGATTAAATTTTGTAATGCGATGCATTGTTGACTGACTAGAAATAAAGTCAATAAAGTGATATCTCTCAAGCTCTACGCTCATCTTATTGCTAAATTTCATATCAAACTGAACAATTATGCCTTTTAGAAAGTTGTCGTGTCCGCTTCCGATTTTGCAACTAGCCAAAGATTTAGTAGTTGTTGTAATTCCGGAAGCACAATTTTCTGCATTTGTTGCCATTGGAAACTTGCTAACTCTTATTGCGTTTTCTAATCCGTAAACTTTTACGTTGCTAATCTGCATTTTTTACCTCGTATTTTCTCATCATTTCCCCAAATATAAGAACTTCGTCTTCGTCGTCACTGTTGATGTCAGTGATTAATGTACCACCTAAATCAAGTCCAATTACAGACATGATTGATTTTGCATCAACAAATACTCCGTTGTGAACTGACCTAACGTTAACGTCGCTTTCAAACACGCT